AGAGGTCAGTGCAAGGCTAAGCGTACTAGAAGAAAAAGTACGAGCCTTGTTTGACCTATTCAACAGTAAGAAGTAACTACTTTAAGTTAAGATAGATATCTTCTATCTTAGATGCTTCCTCCTCTCTGTGTCTCCACTCATCCCACGTTTGTGCAGGTTTCTTTCCTGCTTTCTGCCACTGGCAGTGGTGATAGAGTTCATGTACTAAGACATGATCCTTCATCATATCAGGTCTTACATACACGACACCTATCTCACCAGCCAGATAGAACGTTGAATTACTTGGTGTTATTGTTACATCCTCAGGATAGCAATTAAACAAAGCCAAGAAGCTAAGTACTGTTTCGAGCATAGTTTTCTCCCCATTAGATTTCACATACTCCTGCTACACAAGCTAACTGCTGCGCTCCTTCAACGTTATCATCCTCCTCTATTAACTCATCCCAGAAGATATTACCAGGCATCTTATTCAGGAGATCAAGATACTGTTCCTCAGTACACTCCTCGTAAGGTGCTTGTTTGTATGTGCCTCCATCGTATGGCAGGAATGACACACCACTAATATCGTCAAAGTTCTTCCATACCCATGAACCAACTTCTACCCACTCATCTTCCTTAACAGAGATAGTGACAGATGGTTTGTGCTCACACCAGTGCTTCTGATAAGTCATCCACAAATCTAAATGCTCAATAGCAGTTAGATCATCTCTCAGTGTTGCAGCATCTGGTGCTTTCTTTGGGAAAGAGAACACAGTGGTAGACTCAGGACGCATTACACAATCTTCTGCTGGAATACCTTGCTGAACCATGAACGTAGTAAGTGGATCTTTCTTGTCACCCCTAACTCTTCTAATATAATACTTAGAGTGTCGAGGATGAATACCACTAGCACTATCAACCAACTGACTAACAGTGCCAGAAGGCTTAACGCAAGTGATGGCAGTAGGACAATTGATATTAAGGTCAGTGGAAAGCTGTATGCACTCATCAACTGATACCATCTTGAGTCTCTGCAAAAGAGTCTTGAGTTGTTCATTATTGTCTCCTAACATCTTATTATCTAAGATACCAGTCAGTGACACACCTAGTAACCTTTCTTCTTCAGTGTTACGCTGCCATATCTTACGAAGGTATGGGAAGTGAGTAAGTGTAGATTGATAGACACCAAGTATAGAGGCTAGTCTTACCTTTCGTTCGAGGTCATAAATACTGTCTGTCTCTCGAACAACAACCTCTGAAAGATTACAGAATTGGTTAGGTCTGAGTATAATTTCACTACAAGGATTAGTACCAAACTCCTGGTCAGCATCTCTCCTCCCACTTCTCTTAGCTTGCTTCACTGCTGCTTCTCTATTGAAGATACCACGCTCACCACTGTGACTGTGATATAAGCTGGTCCACTCATTCATGTATTGACCAACATCAGGCTTCTGGTTATACACAGCAGAGTTGTTAGCTAATGCACGTTGTGGATTATCTGTCCACCACTGACCAGTCTTTGCATGGCGCATCTTATCATCATCGAGGTCAGATAGAGAGATCATAGCTGAACGTCTAACACCACCTACTACAACAACCTCAGCAATCTTACACATCAGATCATGACACTCTAATGTGTTTAGCTTACGTCCTGCAGCAGTAGTGAACTTACGAACAACAAACTCAAATAGTTCTTGTAGAGGACCAGGACCACTAGCTCTACCACCGAATGTCTTTAACCTAGCACCTGCTGGTCTGATCTTATCCAGATTCCATTTAGGGATCTCACCAGAATACAGAAGAGCAATGATCTGACGTAGTGCCTTAGCCCAACCCTCTTTGCTATCAGACACAACAACAGTGGTATCAGAGTCAAACATCTTCTCTGGCACTTCTGGTAGTTTGTTGACGTACTTCTGCTCAACACTAAAGCCTACACCAGTACCGCACAATAGAATGTACATTGCTTCATCGAACGCTTTAGGATCATCTACTGTAAGATAACTACAGTTATAGCCTGCTGTATTGTCTCTCTCAAGGGCTTTACCAGCAGTCATAATTGACCGCATAGATGGTACTACCTCTAGGTTTTTAATCGCCTCACGAAGCTCTGAGTCAGTCTCAACAGGTATCTTGTAGCCATGTTTAGCCATTAGATGATGAGACATAAAGTCCATGTATCTGTCTACAGTTTCATACCAATCCTCTCTGCGATTATCAGAATCTAAGAAGCGAGAGTATCGAGACTTTGCAATATATTGCTGGTAAAAATCCATCATTCTATTTCCTTTATTAAGTGTTCATAGTTATCTTCAATTACATCTTCAAATCTGTTGAGGATATCAGCAGAAGTCAAGTCTAGCAGTTCAAGTATAACAGTTTCATCAAACTGCATCAACTTATCTTTCAACTCATCAATCGTTAAGTTCATCTGGTTTAGCCTCATCTTCTATTTCTATTACTGCTAGGGTAGAATATCCTGAGATATCTCTCCATGAATCAATATGGTAGTAGTCTCCATTTAGAATCCTAGCTAACTTGTTTGCAATCATTTCAAGACTTTCCTTCATGTAGACAGGCATGTACTTGTAGTTAGGAGATTCGTGTATTGTCTTTTTAATTGATTGACTAATGTGACTCACCATTTTGTATCTCCCATAAGTTGTTGCTCTTTCGTCTAATATCTCTTTAGTTTCCATATTGTTTCCTTAAGTAAGTGATTGATACAGGCATCTCATCAAAGCTACCATCATCGACTTCATTCAGCATCCATATCCCAGACCAGCTACCGTTAGTCTGTGCAGACAGATAGTCCTCATCATGCTGATAGAAGATACCTGCAAAGATACCAGTGATACCTTTACCGTCAGCTTTACGACTGAACGATATAGCTCTATCTTGAACATGACCCATGATACAAGACATGTGCTTCTTCTGTAACAGTAAACCTGGATTAGTTACTGGTCTACCCATTACACCAGAAGTAAAGTAGTGACTATATGCTATACCGTTGATAATAGGAACTTCAAGAAAGTCATGTACCTCCCATCCGTACTTCTTTAAGTTAAAGTCAGAGTAACCAATCAAGCCTTCTAGTTTCCTATCAGACTCGATAGCTCTCTCTATCCTCTGTTCATGGTTACCGATAAGAAATATCTTCTTAGGCTTCCAGACCTTACGCTTACCAATCCTAGCTTTCTTCTGCTCCTCAATGATAGGCTTCATAAAGATATCCATAGCTTTGTTACCAGCCTTGATATCTTCATTGTAAGTCCTGCCTTCAAAGGCTTTCTTACCTATGTCATAGATAGACAAACTAGGCATGTCCCAATGGTCACCTAGATGGACAATAACATCAGGCTTTGTTTTAGCTGCATATTTACCTGCCCATTCTAAATGTTCAAAGCTGTTACCTGGTTTGCACTGTGTATCAGGAATTACCAAATGTCTCATCTGATTCCTTTAGTAAGTTTACAAAATACTCTGCGTCTATTACTGCTAGTGGCTTAGAGTGATTCTGTTTAATTATAACTACTGGTTGTCTATCATCGGGACAGTTATCTTTAGCCTGCGCATAGAAGTTGTAGACTGCAATACTGTCTCTGGATTTACATTCAATCGATATACCTAATCGATCACCAGCAGCTTTAGAAAACAAAATATCTTCACCACCTGCTCCCATACTGGTTGATCTTACATCGTCTTTGGAAAATGAAAAGTTGTCGATGAGTTGATCTCGGAACCATTGCTGGAGCTTCCTACCTTTTGCTTTTGCACTTTGGGTTTTGATGTCTTTCTCCCTATATTTAAAAACTTATCTAACGTAACTCTCTTTATGCTTTTAACCCAACTCTTAGGAATGTGTATCCTGGAGTTAGACTGATCGTAGCTAAGAGCAGCAGCTAAGCAGATCGCATCTTCAGTCTCATCTACAATGAACCCAATACTGAGACAAGGATGCACATCTACCTTCACATCTGTTTCCCAACCAGAGTCAGACAAAGCATCTACCCACTGGACGTATCCAATTGTGAAGTGTTTGGCGATGTCCATAGTTGATTCTCTTTTCTTCTTATCCATAAAAGTCT